AACAAATGGTACTACAGGTGCTAATGGAACTTCTGGTAAAGCAGGTACAAGTGGAAAAAGTGCAACTTCAGGAACAGTAGGTTCAGGTGGTGCTTCAGGTACAAGTGGTAAAGCAGGTACTTCAGGTGCTAGTGCAACTTCAGGTACAAATGGTTCAACAGGTAATAATGGAAGTTCTGGTAGAGCAGGTACTTCAGGTGCTAGCGCAACCTCGGGCTCAAACGGTACTTCAGGAGATAATGGTTCTTCAGGAGCTTCAGGTGCTTCAGGTGTAAGTGGTACTAATGGTTCAGCAGGTACCTCAGGTACAGACGGAGGTTCAGGTACAAGTGGTTTATCAGGTACTTCAGGTTCAAAAGGAACTAGTGGTGCTTCAGGTACTTCAGGTAAGGCAGGAACATCAGGAAAATCAGCAACTACAGGTACAGTAGGTTCTGGAGGTGCTTCAGGTACTTCAGGTGCTAATGGAACTTCAGGTTTAAGCGCAACTTCAGGTACTAAAGGGACTTCAGGTGCTAATGGAACTTCAGGTAAAGCAGGTACTTCAGGTGCTAGTGCAACTTCAGGTTCAAATGGTACTGGTGGTGATGCTGGTACTTCAGGTAAGTCAGGTGCTTCAGGAGTTTCAGGAACAAATGGTTCAGCAGGTACCTCAGGTACAGATGGAGGATCAGGAACTTCAGGTGTTTCAGGTACTTCAGGTAAAAATGGTACTGGTGGAACCTCAGGTAAAGCAGGTGCTTCAGGTACAAGTGGAAAACCAGGTACTTCAGGTGCTAATGGTACTGCTGGAACTTCAGGAAAAAATGGTGCTTCAGGTACTTCAGGTGCTAATGGTACAAGCGGTAACAATGGATCTAATGGTGCCTCAGGTGCTTCAGGTGTAAGTGGTACTAATGGTTCAGCAGGTACCTCAGGTACAGATGGAGGATCAGGAACTTCAGGTGTTGCAGGTACTTCAGGTAAAAACGGTACTTCAGGTACTTCAGGTAAAGCAGGTGCTTCAGGTACAAGTGGAAAACCAGGTACTTCAGGCGCTAATGGTACTGCTGGAACTTCAGGAAAAAATGGTACTGCTGGTACTTCAGGAAAACCAGGTACTTCAGGTACTAGTATAAATGGTACAAGTGGTATTAGTGGTGGTGCTTTTGCTAATCACCCAAATTATTTAGTTAAAACTGATTCAACAACTCAAGTATCATCAGTAGATTTTGTTACAGCTGATAACACAAATAACATCTTGAGAAGTACAGGTTTAATAAGAACATCAACTTTAAGAGTTGATAACGCAGGAAACAATCCACCAAATTACTTCCCAGAAGGTCCTGGTGGTGTAGATGGAATATGGGGTAATATTCAAGATTTTCGTGTAACAGGTACTCCAGATGTGTGGTTAGTAATAAATGTAAGTGGGGGAAATTATGTATTCCCAGGATATACCCAAGAATCATAATATGTTTACGAAATTAACTCCAAATATAGAAAAACAAATAAAGGATAGTAATATTCCTATGGTAAAAATAAGTTTAGAAGATTTACAAAATAATGTAAGAATAGCAACCCCTGAAGAAGTTAAAAAAATACCTTTTTATAATACATCGAAAAAAACAAAATAAAATTTGGATTATTAAAAATAAAATGTTATATTATTTAAAATCAATTAAGTTATATGAAAAAACTACTGTATGTAGCTCCACATTTATCTACAGGAGGTTTACCTCAATATTTGACTAAAAAAGTAGAATTATTAAAACAAGATTTTGAAATACATCTTGTTGAATGGGTAGACTGTACTGGAGGGGTCTTAGTTGTTACAAGAAATAAGCTTGTAGACCTAGTAGATTCTGATAAATTTTATACTTTACAAGAAAATAAACATGAATTATTAGATATTATTAATTCGGTAAAACCTGATATTGTTCATTTAGAAGAAATACCTGAGTATTTTATGGATAATGAAATATCCAAAAAACTATACACCCCAAATAGAGATTATTTTATAGTAGAAACTTCCCATGATTCATCTTTTGATGTGGCTCAAAAACGATACTTCCCAGATAAATTTATGTTTGTTTCTCAATGGCAAATCAACCAATATAAAGATTTAGATATACCTAAAGTATTAGTTGAATATCCTATTGAATATGTTTCTAGACCTAATAGAGAAGAAGGTTTAAAATCTTTAGGTTTAGATCCTACTAAAAAACATATTTTACATATAGGTTTATTTACTCCAAGAAAAAACCAAAAAGAATTTTTTGAGTATGCTAAGGCATTACCTGAATATGAATTTCACTGTGTAGGAAATCAAGCAGAAAACTTTAAATTTTACTGGGAACCTTTAATGGAAAACAAACCAAATAATTTAACATGGTGGAATGAACGTTCTGATGTAGATAAATTTTACCAATCAATGGATTTATTTTTATTTACTTCTAGGGGTACCAATAATGATAAAGAAACAATGCCTTTAGTGATACGTGAAGCATTATCATTCCAAATACCCCAATTATTATACAATTTACCAGTTTATCTTAATTATTTTGATAAATTTGAATCTATTAATTATTTAGAACCTAATAACTTTAAAAAAAATTGTCAAATCATTAAATCTAACTTAGGTACAAACTTTAATGTATCAACTCATAATGAAATTTTTGTAGTATCTACATACCCTTCAACAGACAGTATTATTAATACTACATTAGATTGTATTAAATCTATACAAAATAATGGTTATAAAGTTATTTTAACCTCACATATACCAATTCCAGAAATACTTCAAAACCAATCAGATTATTGTGTTGTTGATACTAATAATGTTTTAACTAAACATACATTTTATAATCAATTCTATTTGAATAGTGATTTATATGATGTTAATCTTAATTTACAAGGTGAAGAAAATGATATATATCATGGCCCAGCCGTTTACACTAATTATTATAATGGGGCATCATTAGCTTCTCAATTAAATTTCTCAAAAGTTCATTTTTTAAATTATGATTATATTTTAAAAGATAAAAAAGGAATAGAAGATATTTCTAAGATATTAAATAAAAATAATTTTTATTTTTCATTACATCATCCTATGGAAGGAGATGCTTTATACACATATTTCTTTTCTGCTAACCCAAAAGAACTATTAAGGGTATTACCTAAAATATCTACAGGTAAAGAATATGATAATTTGATGGAAATTTATGGTTCTGAATCTAATGGTTTAGAAAATTTATTTTATCATATCTTTAAAAATGAAGGATCTATATATAAAGAACAAGAAAGTGTATTTGAATCTAAATCTAAAAATATATTTTCTCATAAAGATTTTTCTCGTATAGAATATTTTTCTATATTACCAACAAATGTTCCTAATCATTTTGCCCCTTATTTTTATATTTCTAATAATAAAGATAGTAGAATAATTAATTACAAAGTATATGAAAGTCCTTTAGTTTTCCAAACAAACAGTTATAATGATAATCAAAAATTGATCATTGATAGAACATTAAATATAGACCAAAAATACTCATTTTGGGATTTAATAAAATTTAGAAATAATTATAAAGTATGTTTTGAAATTTTTGATGGAGATAAATTTATAGAAACTAAAGAGTTTATTATAGATCAAAAATATTTTAATAATTTATCTGATAATGGTTATTTTAAATGGAATGGTGAATTTCCAAAATCTAAAATAAAATTAATGCATTTGGTTACTGAACCAGATACAAATGAAAAAGAAATCCAATCAGTAGAAAATATTAAAGAATTTTGTCAATTAACAGGTATTAAATACGAACAACGTATCAATAAAATTTGGACTGAAACACCACCAAAAGATACTTGTAATAGACCTAATGATGTTCAAGATAAACCTGGACATTATAAATTAGCCCCAGGACATTATGGGTGTTATAAAGCCCACACAGATGCTATTTTATCTGAAGATAATAAAGATTATGATTTTATTTTAATTTTTGAAGGTGATGTAATAGTAGATTCTCCATTTAGTGAATTAAAACAATCATTAGATCATTTTAGTAAATTAGCAAGAGAAAATGATCAAGATATAATTGGGTTTGGAAATCCATTTAAAAATCGTAATTTAAATGGTCCTAAAATAAAAGATGTTTACACAAATGTAACACCATTTATCCCAGCCCAATCATATTTAATTAATAATAATAAATTATCTTATATCCAAGATAAAATTAAAAGTACTAAATGGGATGCTTTTGATATGTGGGTGTGTAATGTAGCACAATTAAAAGTAGGTACAGCTGAAAAAATTTATACTAAACACCTTCCAGGATTTAGTATTATAGAGCAAGAATTTAAAGGAATGGACGAAAATAGTCCTGAAATATACGCTAAATAATGAAAATTTGTCATGTAGATCCAGCTTGTGGTTTAAATATTCCACCAAAAAATTGGGGGGCTATTGAAAAAATTATTTGGGAATTTGAACAAAATCAAAATAAATTAGGTCATACTTCCCTCCATAAAATGGCTGGAGATATTAATCCTGAAGAATTTGATATTGTTCATTGTCATGTAGCTAATTTAGCTATTAGTTTACAAGAAAGAGGTATACCTTACATTTATCAATTACATGATCATCATGTTTTACATTATGGTAAAGAATCCCATGTGTATAAAGAAAATTTAAAAGCAATTGAAGGATCATTAATATCATTAATGCCAGCTAATTGGTTAGTAGATTATTTTAATCATCCTAAATGTGTTTATTTTTCTCATGGTGTAAATACTAATATTTTTTATAGTAAATCATTTCACCCTTGTCCTGCTAATCCTAAATTATTAATGTTAGCTAATAATGGGTTAGGTGGAGATCATACATTTGATAGAAAAGGATTTGAATTTGGTTTAGCATTAGCTGCTATGAATAGTTTAGATATTACCATAGCTGGACCTTCTAATAATAAAAATTTTTTTAATGGTCATTTATGGATGTTAAATTACCCTAAATTAAATTTAGTATTTGATACCCCAAATGAAGAATTATTAAATTTATTTCACCAACATGATATTTTTATCCACCCAACAATGTTAGAAGCAGGTCATCCTAATTTAACAATGCTTGAAGCTATGGCTGCAGGTTTACCTGTTATTGCTGATTGGGAAATGAGTGTTGATTTACATGGTTGTTGGAGAGCACCTCGCGATGTGTTTGAAATGGATAGAGGATTAAAAGATATATTAAATAATTGGGATTTTTATAAAAAACAATGCTTCGAAACTTCCCAGAAATTATCTTGGTATGAACAAAGTAAAGAAATTATTAAAATATATAATCAATTTTTATGAAAGAAGTTTTAATTAAAGAATATAATAATTTAGAAAAAACAACAATTGAATCTAAAATAGGAGATTATGTGTTTAATTTAAATTTTATTAATGGTACTACTTTAGAAATTTTAGGTGAAAAGAAAGGAAGTTTTAATGTCCAATTTATTAACCAAGATAATGGAAAAATAATCTATGAAACCACAATTTCAAATAATATGTGGACTAAATGTACAAAAAGATATTTTTTAAACCATTTAGTAAAAGTTATGAATGTTGATAGTGGGGAAATAGTATATGAACATTATTATAATGCAGAAGGTAAAAAAGTTTATATGCATTTTGCATCAAAGGCAATAGGTGACACTTTAGCATGGTTTCCATATGCTGAAGAATTTAGAAAAAAACATAATTGTGAATTAATTGTTTCTACATTTTATAATGAATGGTTTGAGGAAAATTATCCTAATATTAAGTTTATCAAACCAGGAACTGAAGTGTTTGATTTGTATGCTATGTATGAAATTGGATGGCATTATAATGAAGATAATACTATAAACTATGAAGCTAATCCTAGTGATTTTAGAAAATATAGTTTACAAGAATGTAGTGCAGATGTTTTAGGTATAGATTATAACGAAATAAAACCAAATATTACATTCAAAAATACAGGTTCTACAATTGATGGAAAATATGTAGTAATAGCCCCACATGGGTCTGCTCATGCTAAATATTGGAACCACCCAGGAGGTTGGCAAAATGTTATTGATTATCTAAATAGTAAAGGTTATAAAGTTGTAATGATTACTAAAGAGCCTTTAGGAGACCAATGGCATGATTCCAAATTAGGAGGAACATTAACTGGAGTAATTGATAAAACGGGAGATTATTCTCTATCTGAAAGAGCTAATGATATGATGAATGCCGAATTTTTTATAGGTATAGGTAGTGGTTTAAGTTGGTTGAATTGGGCATTAAATAAAAAAACAATACTAATATCAGGATTTAGTGCTCCATTTAGTGAATTCAAAGATTGCGAAAGAATATTTACCCCTGACCCTAATATTTGTAATAGTTGCTATAATAAAGAAAGGTTAGATGCTGGAGATTGGGAATGGTGTCCTAAAAATAAAAACACAGATAAACAGTTTGAATGTACTAAATCTATTCATCCTAGATTAGTAATAGATGCTATTGAAAGAATAAAAAATAGTTAATATTTATAACTAAAATAATAATTAATATACTACTTTTAAATAAAGTAAATTTTAACAAATAATTTAATATTTATAACAAGATGGAAAAAAAGGTTCTAACAAAAGAAGAAATTAAAAATTTAAAAGATTTAAAATCTCGCTTTCAACAATTAACAGTTGTTTTAGGAGAAACAGAAATTCAAATGATGAATTTAGAATTTACAAAAAATAATTTAAAGCAACAATTTGCTGATATTCAATCCCAAGAAGTAGCTTTAGCTAAAGAACTAGAAGAAAAGTATGGTAAAGGAACCATTTCTTTAGAATCTGGTGAGTTTTTACCAACCGAATAGAATTTTGAAAAACTTTAATATATTTATCATAAAACAAACATAAAATGGCAGAAACATTATTATCACCAGGTGTATTAGCAAGAGAAAATGATTCATCTCAAGTTACCGCCCAACCAGTACAAGCAGGAGCCGCAATTATAGGCCCTACAGTATTAGGTAAAGTAAATATTCCAACCTTAGTAACAACTTATAGTGAGTACTTAGCTAATTTTGGTAGTACTTTTTCTAGTGCTTCTGATGAGTATAGCTTTTTAACATCAATTTCAGCATATAATTACTTCCAAAATGGAGGTACTTCTTTAATTGTAACTAGAGTAGCATCAGGATCATTTAGTCCTGCATCTTCTTCTAAAGTAGAAGGTAATACTGGTTTAGTTGGTGGAGCTCAATCATTCACAACATCATCTTTTAATGCTACAGGTTCTGTAGGAGGAACAGTTACAGGTGTTACTGCTTCAGCAACTGACGGAGTAGGAAGTGGAGCAGAATTTACATTTGTATTAGCTAATTCAGAATCCTTAGCTTCAATTACAGTAACTTCAACAGGTTCAGATTATGCCTCAGGAGAAATACTTACATTTACCTCAGAATCATTAGGATCATCTTTACCATTAGGTACAAATTTAACATTAACTTTAGCTAGTAGTAATATCCAAGAAGGTGATAACATATTTACGTTAGAAACTTTAGCTGAAGGTACAGTAATGAATAGTACTTCTACAGAAACAGCAGGAGGAGTTCTACCATCAGGATCAACCAATAACATAAGATGGGAAATTACCTCTCCAAACACAGCAAGAGGTGTATTTACAGTAGTTATTAGACAAGGTAATGATACAACAAAATCTAAATCAGTATTAGAATCATTTACTAATGTTTCTTTAGATCCTAAAGCATCAAATTATATTGCTAGAGTAATTGGTGATTCTACACAAAACTTATTAGGAGCAGGTTCATCTGATCCATACCTACAAGCAACAGGTTCATTCCCAAATGCTTCAAGATACGTAAGAGTAAAAGAAGTAAATGTTAAAACACCAGATTATTTTGATAGTAATGGAAATGTAAATGCCGCTTACACAGGTTCAATTCCAGTAGCTCAAAGTGGTTCATTTGGAGATGCAGTTGGTAATATTACAGGTGCTGGAGATAATTTTTATGCAAACATTAGTAATACCGATACTCAGGGATTAACAGGTACTAATTACACGGATGCAATTAACTTATTATCAAACGCGGATGAATATGTTTATAACATAATCACAACCCCAGGATTGATATATGCTAATGCTGATCATGCAACTCCATTAAATACATTAATCTCAAACACTGAAAATAGAGGAGATGCAATTACAGTAATTGATCTTGAAAATTACGGTTCAACAATTACAGCAGTTTCATCAACAGCAGCAAGTTTAGATACTTCATACGGTGCTTCATATTGGCCTTGGGTACAAATTACAGACCCAGATACAGCACAATTAGTGTGGGTACCAGCCGGAACATTAATTCCAGGAGTTTATGCTTATACTGATAGAGTAAGTGAGCCATGGTTTGCACCAGCAGGTATTAATAGAGGTGGATTAGGAGTAGTAAGACAAGCTGAAAGAAAATTAACACAAGCAAATAGAGATACTTTATATATTAATAAAGTAAATCCAGTAGCAACATTCCCAGGACAAGGTGTTACAGTATTTGGACAGAAAACTCTCCAAACACAAGCAAGTGCCTTAGATAGAGTAAATGTTAGAAGATTATTAATTGCTCTTAAATCTTATATTTCTCAAATTTCTGATAATTTAGTATTTGAGCAAAATACAGCAGCTACAAGAAACCAATTCTTAAGTCAAGTAAATCCATATTTGGAATCAGTACAACAAAGACAAGGATTGTATGCATTTAAAGTAGTAATGGACGCTACTAATAACACACCAGATGTTATTGATAGAAACCAGTTAATAGGTGCTATTTATTTACAACCTACTAAAACTGCTGAATTTATTTACTTAGATTTCAATATTCTTCCAACTGGAGCAACTTTCCCGTCATAAGAATTTAAAGAATTAATATTTATAACTGAATAAAAAAAATAAACACAAAATAAAATGGCAGTATTAGATCCGAACGAAATATTTTTCACAGCATTTGAACCAAAACAAGCTAATAGGTTTATCATGTATGTAGATGGAATCCCATCATATATGATTAAAGAGTTTGGAGAAGTGAAAATCGAACAAGCAGAAGTTACTTTAAACCATATTAATGTACAACGTAAAGTTAAAGGTAAATCAACATGGAGTGATGTAACAATGAAACTTTACGATCCAATCACACCATCAGGTGCTCAAGCAGTAATGGAATGGGTAAGATTACACCACGAATCAGTAACAGGTAGAGATGGTTACTCTGATTTCTATAAGAAAGATGTAACTGTAAATGTATTAGGTCCTGTTGGTGATGTTGTTTCTGAATGGATTTTAAAAGGTGCATTTATTAAAGATGCTACTTTTGATGGATTTAATTGGGATACAGATGCTCAAGCACAATCTATTAGTTTAACATTAGCAATAGATTACGCAGTATTAAATTTCTAAAAAAACTGTTAAATATTTTTAAAGAGAGCTTGGCTTATGTCAAGCTCTTTTGTATTGTTAGTATGTATACACGTATTAAAGTTATAACAAATAAAAATTATGAGTGAAGAAAGTTTTAAGTTTCCAACCGAAACAATTGAATTACCCTCAAAAGGGTTAATTTATCCCGAAGACAACCCCCTATCAAGTGGTAAAATTGAAATGAAGTATATGACTGCAAAGGAAGAAGATATTCTTTCAAATCAATCATATATCCAAAATGGAACAGTTTTAGATAAACTAATGAAATCTTTAATTGTAACAAAATGTAATTATAATGACCTTATTGTAGGAGATAAAAATGCAATTATGATTGCAGCTCGTGTCTTAGGATATGGTAAAGATTATAAATTTGAATATAAGGGTGAAGAAGTAGAAGTTGATTTAAGTACTTTAGAAAATAAAGAATTTGATGAAAATTCTATTACTAAAGGAGTAAATGAATTTCAATACACATTACCTAATTCAGGTACAGAAATTACATATAAATTATTATCTCATAAAGATGAGATGGCAATAGAAGCTGAAATTAAAGGTCTGAAAAAAATTAATAAAAAAGCAGATCCAATGATTTCTACACGTATGAAACAAATGATTCTTTCTGTAAATGGAGATTCTGAACGTAAAACAGTGCGTGAATTTGTAGATACATACTTTTTAGCGATGGATGCTAGGGCATTTAGAAAACACATAGCAGGACATCAACCTGACGTGAATTTATTAACACAAGTGGAATTGAGTGACGGTGGGGAGGACGTCGAGATTCCCATTACTGTCAACTTTTTTTGGCCTGACGCAAACCTATAGAATTTCATTATTCGCCCAGATCCATGAGATAGTGTTTCATGGAAATGGAGGGTATGATTGGCATACCGTATATAACATGCCTATTTGGCTTCGTAATTTTACATTTAAAAAAATGAAAGAACATTACGATAAAGAAGCAGCAGAAATGAAAAAAGCACAGGGTAAAACCTCAACAGGAAATACTGTTATAAATTCTGAGGGTAAAGTTGAAGCTCCCCAACATTTAAAAACAGCAAAAAAATCTCCAACATATGCAGCGAAGGCATCAAAGAAATGATGCCTTCCTATATTTATAACTAAAATACCTAATGGCTATAGGCGACGATTTAAATAATGCAAAAAAGAATGCTCAAGATCTTAATAAAGAACTTGATTCATCTAAATCTAAATTTAGTGATCTTAGGGATACTTTAGAAAGTATTAATGGAGAATTAGGTAAAAAAGTAAATAGATTAGCAGATGCTAGAAAAGCATATACTTCTCTTGGAAGTATAGCACAAAAACTCCAATCACAAGAAGAAGGCTCAGTACGACTTTCAGATCAACAATTAGATAAATTAGCGTCAAAAGCAGCAGAACAAAAAAAAGAAATAGCAAGAGCTGCTAAAAATTTAGCAATTGAAAAAACTTTAGCTAAAACAGGAAAAAGTGTATTTGAATTAAATGGTGCTGCTTTTGAGCAAGCTATTGAAAGTTTAAAAACTCGTGAGAAATTAACAGAAGAAGAAGAAGCTTTAATTAGAGGTAAAAAAGATGGTTTTTCAATTGAACAAGAAACAGTTAATGCAGTCCAAGAAGAAGTTGGTAAACGAAAACAAGCAAATAAACTATTAGGTACATCAGGTGAACTCTTAAAGGGTATAAACTCTATAGCAGGGAATTTTGGTAAAGCTTTTGGTCTTGATGAAGTCCAAAAGAAAATGCAAGAAACAGCTGATGAAGTTGTTGAAATGGAAAAGGGTTTTGGTAAACTTCGAGTTGCCGCTGCTGGATTTGGAGAAGCATTTAGTCAATTAGGAAATAACTTACTTTCCCCTACTGTATTACTTACTAATATGGTAATAGGTTTTAATAAAGTAGATAAAGCCGCAACAGATTTCCAACAACAAACAGGCC